ATTCTGGTCAGCTTGTTGATCAGCTGCTTGGAGGAATACCTTAGTATAGGTATCCTTGAGGTCCATCTATTCTACCTTCTCACCTTGGGTGAGCTTAAACACTTCAAAGTCTTTGGTCTTAAACAGTCTGTTGAGTTTTTTTGCAAGATTGATAGCATGACCTGGATTTGAAAACGACACTTTTTTATACTTAGGTCCAGGATAGCTGGCAACTAAACTGCCACTCTTCAGATTAAAGGGTTGTCCTTTGTAGAATACTGCCCAAATGGCTTCGCTGTCAAGAATCTGTTCGATCTTGAAGTTTTCTTTGTTAGCATATTCTAACAGTATTCGGGGTTTTGGTCTACTCATTATATACGTGTTTCCTAATTAACCACGTATATATTTATGCCTTTTAGAAGCCTCCGCCGTCAAACTTAACGTCGATTTTGGTAGTAGATTCGCGTATTTGCGCCAGCATTTCATGTATTTCCTGCACTGTGCGACCTAATTTACTGGTCATTACCGCTAATTCGGCAGTTAGGTCTCTGGCTTCTTGTATAGATATACGAATATCCTTTTGTTGACTTTTTTCAGCAGCAACAACACGCTGAATCAATCTTTCCACGGTGGGAAGATTGGTGGGAAGATTATTTTGAGACATTTGACAATACCTGTTTCATTTCTAATTCTGTTTTGAAAGGTCCTTTGTATTCATATCTTTGTAGAGTAATCAACTTAGGACAGAATGATTTGACCCAACCTTTTTCAAAGCGTATGACATGGTAACCTGCGCAGTAAAGACTTTTCGAATCACTGCTCTTGGTAAACAACGGTAATTTACGCTGTATATCGAACATAGCATTATGTGGTGCCACACTGGTAGCATAACCATGAACTTCATTAGGTTGTGCATCATATGCTTCTTTCACGATCTTGGCCACAAAGAAATCTTTGCCAAATTGTCTAGTTAGGCTTTCTTTGGTGTCATAGATTCTAACGCCTTCTTCATTGCTGAGAACGAATCTGTTGTCTTCATTCTTTCTTAATGTGGCAAATTTCTCGCCATCTTTTTCCACAATCCAAAATTTATTTTCTATAATTGGTTTTGCGTGTAAGTCTGTCATACTATGTACCTCGCATTTAATGGTTCTGCATAACTCTGTGCTTGATCTGCGATCTTTTTAAGATCATAAAGATTGCAGAATTTAATTAATCTAATTCCCACCTGACTGATATTTTTATCAGCTTGTGTGGCTGTGTTTATGGTTTCTTTAATAATTTGTTTAACGTTGTCTGGCTGATGATTTAAATCAATCAATCTGCGATTACGTTCATAATCTTCTAGAACCCTATGTTCGATGCCGTTGTGATCAGTCCAACGTTGTAACATTAAATTGTTCCAGTTGTAGCCTTTGGTATTTCTATCTTCAAATGCTTCTAGCAGACCAACTTTCTTGCTGGTACCTTTAGTACGTACACCTGGATAAGCACTGAATACATTATCTGATGTGTCTCCTCGCATACATTTTTCGAATAATTGCCATTCTGGATTAGGTGCTGCTTTAGATTCTTTAGTTTTTTTATCAATTATCGATTTGCCTTTATCATCAAAATAACCTTCGTGTGTAATAGTAGTTTCCATTACGCCGTTATATTGTTTGACATTGGAAGCAATTAATTGAGCAAAGTCGGTATCTGTTGAAATAATAACATGATTATCATCCGGGTGACTCTGTATCCAGCCTGCGATCAAATCATCCGCTTCTAGCTGTGGATTTTGCAGTACTGTACAATTGGTCTTTTCTGTGACGAATTCTTTAAAGGTATCAAATGCTTCCCAAAATACTCGTTCTTCATCTGCTTCTCGTTCTGTATGTGCTGCACGAGCTTCTGCACGCTGTGCCTTGTAAGGAGCATAGAAATCTTTGCGCCATGAGCGACCTTCTAAGCAGAATATAACGTGAGTACCGTTAAACTGTTGCCATGCTTTTCGAATACTGTTTAGTGTGATATGAAAAGCCATGCCTAATTTAATATCAGCATCACCGTTGATTACGTGACGAGCACGAAAGAATGTGTTAGCAGTATCTACTAGAATATATGTCATTGGTTCTTTCTTTTAACTTCGTTTATGTCAATTACACCTGTATTAATCGGGCCACCATAATCGCCATCGACAACTACATTGGCACAGAGCTCACGGAACCAACGATCTACGATTTCTTCATCCTTGTCCCCATCTACTCCATAACCTTCTTGCTTTAATTTTAACACAAACGGTTCGTTCCAGTCAAGTTCAAAGAAACCATTACGCACATTGTCTTTGTTGACATGGGTATCAATAACACCTACCCAAGGTTCTTTTTTACGAGTAGCGCGATCTTTCTCACTCAATTTACTAAGTTGTTCTGTTTCTTGAGCTCTTACTGTTTCAGCCACTGCTTTGTCTCTAGCTTCTTGTAGTGATTCTTTTTCTTGTTTGAGTTTTTCAAAACCAAATAGCTTTTCAATAAATTTTTTCATTATGTTCCCCACGCATTTTTAAATAACGGTACCTGCAATCTATCACTGTAACGTAGGCCCATCTTCATAGCTAATTCTGCAACACGTCTATTGTTTAGAGTATAGACTGATTCGACACCACCCACAGGCATTAGATAAACATGTCCTTCAAAACCTTCTGCTCTGTATATGTCAACAGCTTCTAGTGCTTCCTCAGCATCATCTTCTGTGGCAACAACGAATTTGAGATAGGTGTGTCCAAGTTCCTGATAGGAACATACGATATCTGGACGTATAGCTTCGTCTGGATGTTCCCCTGAACAACTTAATTTTGCACTTACGCTGAATGTTAGACTTTGATAACCTTTGACTTCGCCCCAATAATCACGTAACCAAGTTTTAAATTCTGGTTGTAATTCTTGAGTACCATTGGTTTCAAATGTAAGTTCTTTTAATCCCAGCATTTTTTCATGCATCAATAATTCTGGATATGAACGTTGCCAGCCTAGTAAAGGTTCGCCGCCTGTGATCACTAGGTGCTCATCTTGCCATTGTTTATACGGAAGAATGTCAACAATTTTATCAGCAATTTCTTCAGTACCAAAAGCGGGACTGAGATGCTTAAAACGAGGATCCCAACTAGCATAACTATCACACCCCGTAGACACAAGCGGAAGTCGTCCATATTCCATAAAATTCGCTGGATTAACGTTGAGATATTCTTCACTGAGTTCTCCTTTGGGCATGCCAAAGCCCGAACACTTAAAATTACATCCAAATGTACGTAAGAATACACTAGGTACTCCCATATAGCGACCTTCACCTTGTATGCTGTAAAACAGCTCTGCAACTTTTATTTTACTCATAATATATTATACACTCTTTTCTACCTTTTTGTCAACCTTTTTTCTCAATGACCACGAACCGTTTTGGTTGTTTTTCCAAACTATAATGTCACCTGGTTTCCAGCCTACTGCTTCTAATATCTCCTCAGTAAGCGGCAAAACCAGTTCTTTGGTCTCGGGATCTTCTTGTAGAGTCATGGTCCAATATGTCATATTAATATAGTCTTTCTTTCTTGTATTTGTTTTTCACGGAATTCTTCTATGCGTAATCTACGACATTCGTTTTTTACTTCTTGCGGATAATCCGGACTGATTTCCGCTAGGCTGCAGTCATAAATCACAGTTCTATTAGACCAATCTGCATTAGATAATACAAACAAAGCTACCAACAAAATTAGCACGATAATTATTTTGTCTTTCATACGATACTGTCGCTTATAAGTAATCTGCACATAAGTGCGTCTTTTTCATTGCGGAAATCAAAATGCATACATTCTGCACTGACCTCTGTTACATAACGCCCGCCTGGTAAACCAAAATGTTCGATAATTCTAGCACAGGTTTCATTCCACCATGTGTTCTTTTGATTGGCCCACGGAACAGTTATTCTTGCCATTTGCGATAATTACCACGTTCTGGTATCACATGTCGAACACCGCCAGTGGGGTCTTCCATGTCACCTTTGCGACGGGGGATTAAATGAACATGAGGATATGGTACAGTCTGTCCTGCGGCCTCCCCCCAATTCAATCCAATATTAAATCCGTCCCATTCACCAGACTTTACCTTTTGTTTGCCTACCTTAAGTGCATCTGCAAAACAGTCTTCGATAACTCCGTCTGCGGCATACTGTGGTACAAACAAAAGATGACCTTCTGTTACAGGATACTTGTCTGCATAAATGACCACATGGAAATCTTCTAGTATAGGATCTTTCCACGGTGCTTGACCGTCCGCTTGTGCATCTGATAACGTGTATTTTAAATTCATCTCTGATATTCCTTGTACTCTCTAGGCAATTGATCTTCTTTAATTACAAATTCCAGTCCAGCCATAGAACCGACATAAGCGTTGTTCATGTATGACATGCGCAATTTAACCGTATTAAGAGCTACTTCCAAAAATGCCTTGGGTTTATAATTTAAAATATGTGCCTCTACATCTCGGTCTTTATCTGTGCAGTGTACCATTATCTTACTCATTTTGTCCACCAATCTTCGTAAGGAAAATCTATCCACGCATCGTTTTCAAATTTGTTAATTTCCTCACCAGAAAAATCAATTCTAGCTCGAAACTTTGATGATAGGTTATCGAATATCACAGCGAACTTGACATTTTGATTCCATACATCATCTTCCCACACAGCATCTTCGGGAAAGCAACTGGCTGGCCAATCATCTAATATCCAATTTAAAGTAGCACCTGTATCATTAATATCGTCCACTATCAATATATTTTTACAGTTATCACCAGCCGCGCCAGTTTCATCTTCTATGTCCTGTTCCGATCTTAGATAACCATATGCATCTTCGGCCATCCATGTATTAGATTCTGTTTGTTCGTGATCACGCAAGCTTACCTTTAGTGTTTCACAAGGTACATCGAAATAATAACTGATCATTTTAGCAGGTAATAATCCGCCTCTAGTGATACCTACCACATAGTCGGGCCGCCAGCCGCTGACTGTGATATCTCTACATATCTTTGAAACTAATCCTTGATATTCTTCCCAACTAACCTGCCTCTTTTTTAACATGATTATCCTTGCGCTGTTTTAGATACTCTTCGTTCTGTATCCATTTATTGTTAATTAAAAATCCCCATTCTCTTTTATGTGGGCCTGGCATAAACAGAGTCCAAGCAGTAATTCCCGATTCAAGTTCTATGCGATGATAAGAGTTGGCTCTACAGACACGAAAAGAACCCGGACCACGCCAAACACGATATTCACTTATTTTTTTTCCAAGAGTATTGAATACCGGAATCCACTCCCAATATCCGCCCTTTAAAATAAGTGTAGCATAGGGCCAAGGATGATCATGCACATCGTCTGGATCACCTTTTAAAAACTTGTGTAGAAAGATATTAAAGGGAAATAGATTTCTATCTTTTAAGAAAAGATAATACCTTTCTAGATAAGGTTCGTTGCAGATGCGATCATAAATGATACGCTTACGACCGAGTTTTTCTAACAGTTTAAGAAACATTAGAAACCTCTTGTTCTAGATATCGTTTTAATTCTTTATCTGTAGGCTGAACTGCATAGTTATTCTTAAAAAAGATTTCGTAACTGTCTTTGCCGTATTTTCCAATACCAAATAGTGCTTGTGCATCCTCGCCATCCCATGTTAGATAATCTCGACTCATACCAATCAATCGATCGTAGCGAATATTAGTCATACCCAAAGGTTTAAGTATGCTCTTAACAAATTCTTCATCGGCATGCAGTAACGCCAGCGGTGTAGGAAACCAATATAGGAATTCAGGCAGTGTAGTTTTTACTGCTCGCCTACCAGTTTGATTAAGCATAATAACACCAACCATATGTTCCCAGCTGTTGCTGATCTGTTGTTGGACCATTAAATCGTCACGCAATGGAATTATCATAACATCTTAACCAAAGGAATAGCAATTAGACATAACAATAAGAATATTGCCAATATTAAGATAGTATACTTTTTAATAACTTTAGATATCATTATCTTGGAGCAAATTCTTGTTGAAGTTTGATATTATCCATGAATTCTTTTTTAGTACCTGGATCGTCTTTGAATGCGCCTTTGAGTACTGTAGTTTGAGTCAGTGAACTATGCGCCATAATGCCGCGATTCTCACAGCATCCATGTGTGGCCTGTATGTAAACACCGATGTCTTTGGCATTAGTGGCCTTTTCAATTTCATGTGCTATGTCATTACATAGTGCTTCTTGTAAAGTACCTCGACGAGCACACCATTGTGCGATACGTGTGTATTTGCTTAGGCCAATAACTTTGCCGTTTGGAATAACACCAATATACGCAACGCCAACTACAGGTTGATGATGATGACTGCACATGCTACGAAGTTCTGAGCGAACTACTAGCATACCTTTATAGGCTTCTTCGCCCTCATTAGGAAAATTAGTTGCAAGTGGTAACGGATCATATCTACCTGCCATGATTTCGTTAAAATACATTTTAGCAAGTCTACGTGCTGTGCCTTGACTGTTAGGATCGTTTTCACGATCAATCAACAACCGATCAAGTACTATTTCAAATGCCTCTGTGGCTTCGTCGATTAGTTTAGTTTTATCGTCTTCACTAACATAGTCGCTGATGTTATCACCTGCCCAGAAACGTTTTTTATCACGTTTCATTTTAAAACGAATAGCATCGCCTAGGTATGCTTCTTTGTAGCCTTTGTTGCTCATTTGATCTGCGCTTTTAAGGGCATTATTCAAATCTTTTGATGTAAATGTTGTCAATTAATTTCTCCGAGTTAGTGTCGTGGATGACAGTTTATTATAACTTCTCTAGTAGATTATTGCAACTAAAGAAATTGGTTTTCAATGAATCTATCAATTTATTTAGGTCTGGTAGTCGTGTTTTATAATTTTCCATGTGATCAATGATCACGTTACATAATTCTTGTCTGTGTGTCTGATATGTGGCAAATGATTCTGTCCATTTGGAAGGATATTTAAATGTATCAGAATACATTTCTTTATAGCTCAATCTATTAGGAACCAACGGAATAGCACCTACCACAGCGCCTTCGAATGCGCTGATTCCCAGCGTTTCTTGAAGATTGGCTGAGAATACCAACTTGGCTTCTCCTAGTAGATTATGATATTCTCTCTTGCTTAACTGCTGATCTTGACATACTATGAATTCATATTGTGGTAATTGTTCTTTGAGATCACGGAATATTTCAACCTGTTTCTCAGGAGCGATACGATGTGGAAATAATATAAGATCACGTTTGGGCATATCTTTATACATCAATAACGTATCTGCCATATATTCCATAGGCCACCCTGTGCGAACTATTTTACCACTAGGCATGTACCGAATTCTTCCTGTTCTTGTTTCTACATTTAAAAGATTATTTAGAAAAATTTCAATATGAAAGTCAGTGGCGAAATAATTATGATCTATGGCTTCAAAGAATGCTTGCTCACTGTGTCGAACCCACGGAGCATCACCGATAAGACGACCTAGGAAATCCTGTGGATCATAACTGCCAGCATGCCATAGTGCGTGAATAGTTACAGGAATCTGTAACAGTTCACTCATGTACTTTAGATTTACAATGCCCGGATGCCAAGCATCAGTAAAAATAAAATGATCGCCAGGGTGAATGCGTCCATCGCAAAATAGCCGACCCATTTGCTCAACCTGACTAGCTTTGTATATATTGGTACCACCAAAATTAAGAAAAGCGCCAGGAGTAGTGGCTGTAGGAATATCCTCAGGCCCAGAGATAATTTGAACATCGTGTCCTTGCTTTCGTAGTAACGCAGGTAAGTGGGTTTTCCACTCGCCCGTATAGCGTGTTTCTACTGCTTCTAGATCAACGAGAAAAATTTTGGCCATATGGTCTGCGATTATTTCCTTGATTGTTCCTATCTACCCAAGGACGTCTTGGTCTCTTACTAGTAAGGTAAGCCTGATAGGTTGCAGAATCCTTTCTATAAAGATCTGCGGGGTTAAAAGGTTGTAGGATAATCCTACAGTAATCCAAGTACGTCTCAAGATCGTTGAAGATCCTAACGACGTCAGGATGGTTTTCAAAATACTTGTAATCAGTATAATTCTTAGCCATTGCAGCCTCTTATTAATATTTGACAAAACTACCATTTTCTCCATCTTCGGAGACCTCAATCCAAATCTCGCGATTTGGATACTTATTGGAAATGACAACGTGAAGTTCATCACTCATCATTTCACAACTCTTGTGATCTAGTTGGATAGTGCCATCCGAATACAGATTTTCCAACCAGCGTTTAAATTGAATGAATTCGATATCCCTATCGTCGTGTGTCACTGATATCCATACACGGAAATGAAAGATGTGTCTATGAGGATGACCTAAAAAACTCACATCATATTCGTCACCAGTAGCTAGTGCAGGGTCGGTCAGTGCTGCCGGATAACAATGGATACCTTCTTTACGAAAGGTAACCCATATCATTTTATTTGGTCTTTGATCTTGTCTAACAATCATTGTAATTGTTCCATAGTACTCATTTAATAATCTCGTCTCTGCCATATTGATCCCAACTTGTAAACTTATTTCTATCAAGTAGGTCATGAAGATTATGACACCAAACCCCATGATTAGTTGCTGCAAAATCTTTGTCGTCGAGTTTAATTGTAGCATTATACCCCAACTGTTGTAAATAGGGCAGCTTAACCGAAATCTGCGGAATGAACTGACGATGCTCAACAAGAGCACTTTCTAACAATCCTTCAACCTGCGCTACATCAAGATCTAGCGTACACCAAAAGCCAGCTTCAAGACATTCTTGGATCATATATTCCCATGGTTGCCAACCGACTGCATTGTTAACATCGAGTTTAGGAAAACTTTGATTAGCTCCAAAATAGATATGAGTACATTTGTGATCTTTAGCGAGATTTATAATTGTTTGCTCGTTCTGAACACCAACTACAAACAGAGTTTTCATTCCGTATGCAGGTGTCTTTTCAATTTCAATACCAGTAAACAGTATTACTTCTTCAGCAATACCAGTATCATAATCTCTTTTCATTGCATCTCCTTATTCAACGACTAAACTGTTTAACTCGTCATCATCTGGATTTGAAAAATCAATCTCTGCAGGTTTCTTACCGTCATCAAAATCAAACAAGCTACCAAATGTATTTGCAGCTGGGCCACCTTGTAGACGTGAACCTTCAAGGCTCTTTAAGAACTGACCAGCAGTTTCGATCATGTCAAAAGCTTCTGCTTTAGTTTTAGTATTAAACAGTTCTTCGATAAATGTCGAAAAATAAAGAATTTTGTTCGGCACCCAATCACTAAATTCAATTTCTTTCTTACCCTCAATACTTTTCATTCGCCAATCGGGTTTAAATCTAGCACATTCAATGTCCATTAACTGTTGAGCACGTTGTACCGCTTTAATATGACATTCAACGTTATGCCCCATCATTAGTGCATAAGCAAAACTATCCCAACTAGTTTTATTAGGAATCTTTCCTAGCTTGTTAAGTTTCGGCACTTGATTATAATGTTCTGGATTTAAGTGATTGAACTTGGTCTCGCCTAGTTCTTCGTCGGTCTTACGAACACCGTAGTTGTAATATGCAATATCGCCCATAAGCAGTCTAGAAGCAAATTCACTTTCAAACGGAAACGGAATATCTGATCCAGCAAGTGCTTTGTTATCCGGAGCCTTGTCCATGATAACTGACCAACGCTTGTTAGTATGTTGTGCATTTGTATACACCAGTCCGTGTGCAGTAGCAATGAACGGGCTTGCACAATCAAAACTAATTGTAAGTTCTGGGTTGACATGCTTGCGAAGTTGACGCTGGATCTGTGTTAGGTAACATGACCAATCAAGTTGTGCTGTGCCTAAGAAGTGAATCCAATTCTTGCCTGTAAGCATACCTTCGTCACGCATAATCATTAAACGTTTAAGAGTGATATCCATCTTACACATATTAGCACCACCAAATGCCCAGCCTTCTGCTTCGATGCCTTTATATGGACCATTTGGATCACTAAACTCTACCACTCCGCGATACCACTTTTCGGCAGTATCCCAATCACCGCCTTGCAATACATTAAGCCATTTAGTCTGACCTAAACGATTCTTTAAGAAATAATCATTATTAAATCGTGTCTTTTCTAAACAGTCCTCAAATGTTTTTAATCCAGTCTTTGGACTATGAATATGATCACATGCCCATGTTGGAACGTCTAACATCATAGACCAATCAGCAGTTAATTCTAACCATTCGAGAATTTTTTTACGAGTTTTATTAGCTTCCGCACCTTCAAAGTTTAACCAGTCAAACTTTAAAACACCTTTACCAATTTGATATCCACCGGAGTCACCTAAGATCATTGTGTTAGGACGATCACGTTGCTGAATCATAGACTCTTGGTCCATTGATTTTTCTAAATCAAGTTGTGCATGACCTGCAGAGTACAAAGCATACTTGTAAGTAAAGTATCCTTGATCCGCATTTAAGAAGTTCATACCCTCAATACCGCGGTCAAAACCTTTAGGAATACGATCGGTTGATACAAACTCCTCTAATCTCTGTTTAGCAATATAGGTACTATAAAAAGAACTAATTGCAGGGAGATATACTGCGTAGTCTTTTTGTAGTGGAGTTAAATTGACTGGTGATTTCATATTTAGGCTGCCTGTGCAGGAATAATATATTTGTAAGTGGCTAATCCACTGTCTAAAGTAATTTGAATAGCACCTTCATTACTTAAAGACATTTTAGTATTGTTGACATCGGCAATCTTAAGAATGCTCAAAATTGGTAATACAGGCCAAGTCCAACCACGATCTAATTTACCTTCTACATTCTGTGCAAAAATAAACTCGCCACCGTGTGTTGACGCATCACCAAAGATAAATTTCAAATTGCCACCATCTGTTTTTGCTAAGAATGTTGGATGTTCTGAATTTGCACCTGCTTGGAAATTGAAACGTTGTACTGCAGCCACGCTGGGTTCAACTTCTACGTCCCATTTAACACCACGGAACTTAACAGTTTTCATTTTTTCATTGATAACTTCTGTGGTCATAAATCGATAGTCGTTTTTAAAATCACTGTCTTTGTTTTCAAAGTGGATACCGACCGGGATAGTTTCTCCGTTACGTTCTGCTGTGGTAATTGAGATCTTTGCGTCATCTTTGTACTCAGCACCATCCAGTAGATATTTAAGTTTTTGTAGTTGTGGCATGCCAAACACACCTAACATATCTGGGTATGGATTCGCTGTTTCCGCTTCCATAATAACAGAGCGATCGTCTGCCATTGAGTTGATTGTGGTGCCTTCTGCTGTGCCTGATACTTTAACGGTAGTCAAAAATCCTAGATTCTGTGTATGACTAACGATATCTTGTAAAATGTCTTTCATTTAGGTTCTCCGGTTATATTAATATTATATTTAGATCGTGAGTAAAAGTCAATGATATTTTACTCAAAATCAAACAATTTGTTAAAATTGTTGTCACTGCGTGTTGAACTGATATCCCATTCTAGAACACCAATTAAATTTCCTAACTTTTCATCTATAACTGTGGTTTCCATTTCACCATCATCGAATGGTAAGTCTTTGAACCATTGTGGCAAGCGTAGTTCGTCTACAGGATATGCCACAGAAGTATGACCCATTGGATTGTCTTTGAGACGACACACAATGACTTTAGCACCATCTGTGATAGTCATTGAATATTTGTCATCAAACATGCGTTTTAAAGTGTTCCAATTCAGACTGGCTCGAACATGTCCGGGCATATTAGTCTTACCTGCTTTCTTTTCTTTGGCAGCATACTCTGTGATGTTGTTGGCACGTTTTGGCGAACCTTTTTCCCAACCGGGTCTGGTCTTGAAATCTGTACGGAAGTCGGTGATATAATCCAGCACTTCTTCTTTGGCCGCTCCATTCAGAACTTTAGTTAATACTGCACTTAAGAAGTCCTGGATGACTACAGGAGTATCTGATCGTTTTAGGTCAAGCCCCATGGCTTTGATCTTACCAGGATTGCCGTCTGAGTCTGTTCTTTTTCCTTCTTTGTCGAAGTAGAGAACTGCATATCGTTTCTTGGTGATGAATAATCCTTTGGTAGCAACAATCTCGCGACCTGCTTTGATAACTTCACCTCGGACTTTTGGACAATGGAAGGCTTCTTGCATGAATTTAGGGAATGTGCCATTTACTTCTTCTCCTATGCTATCGTAAAGATCAATAATGTTTTCTTTGCTCCACGGTATCAATCCTTTTTCAATGTCCTGCTTTAGAGTTGAATACGCAGAAAAATAACATGAATCTGTGTCACCGTAGATAATTGCTTTGCCTATGTGATTCTTTTCTCCAGTAATGATCTCATTGACTTTGCCAGCCATATGATGAGCGATGGCACGGCCAGTGAGTGTGGTCGATTGTCCAATTCTATTATCAAAGAAACGGCAGCCGGGATTAAGAATAGCGCCATACAAACTGTTTAAGTTAATTTTCTTAACCAATTGACGCTTGTCCCAGTATTCTTCTTCAATCTTATTGCCTGCGGTTATACATTCTTTTAATTTGGTCTGCATGTCTTTACGTTCAGCATACCAACGTTTTAGCAGTCCGGGAATGATACCTTCCTTGTCATAGGTAAAGATTGTTCCGTTAGCACTCAGCATCCAGGGTTGATTATTTTCATATATTAAATCATATACCTGTGCAGCACTTAGAGTGTCATGATTTAATA